TGACGTTTTTCTCTTTGAATGCGACGAAGAAATGCAAAGTGGATGATTTGAGTAAAGTATGCAAAAGGGTTTTGTGATCTCTCTGGATTAAAGTTATGAATGTATTGAACGCAGTTTTCAATACCATCAGAAATCATATCTTCCTTAAACATATAGTTTACGAAGTTTGGTTTAAATGAAAGGTGATTTGCAATCTTCAAAAAACACTCTCCAACATATCTGGGGATTTGAGGTTTTGTTTCCCATCTTTTTGATCTATCTTCTTTTGTGGGTTCTCTCCCATTTAACCGAATAAAAGTAATCTCCACATCCTCACGATACTTAATAAGAGCAGCAAGAAACTCTTTATTATTTACATAATGTTCCGACCTTTTCCTTTTGCTCATAACTGCTGTAGTTATCATAAGTTTTTGTCATTATTATGTAGATATTATAACACTTTTAGAAATGGTTGACAAGAGGTTGAAATACTCGTATAATAACCTTTGTGGAGGTTCATAAATTATAACTTAAGAAAGCTTAAAGATCTTCTCTAGTATTTCTTTAGCATCAGTGACGTTAGATACATATCCCATTCTGCGACTCATTCTTGTCTGATTATTTTCTTCTCTAATAGATTGACGCACATAAGATTGATACATCATTATCATTTCAATATCAGAGGATTCTGAAAGAGTCAGAACATCAGAGAGATTAATAATAAACATGTCATCTTTTGTTGTTTTTAACCAAGGTTCTACTTTATACCCAACTGTTCTTGATCTATTTTTTATTTCAGAAACAACTATGGGACTTGAAATAATCAGCATCGTCCTATCTTCTTCTTCCGAAGCTGCTATCTTTGCGAATATTTCTTCACCTGTTTTTAATTTAATTGTTGCGTAAAAATCTTCTTCAATTCCCATTTTTCTTTAGTTGTATTGTTATAATTTCGTAATTAAAGTTTTCTTCGTTATATATTTTTATACGTTCAATAAGATGGTTTAAAGTATAGTTTTTTCTTGAGTTATAAGTACAATCATCAGAGATGTCGTACAAGACTGCTTTAGTTTTATTCTTTCCTTTTCTAAGTACTCTTCCAATTGATTGTAGATTTCTAATTCTTGATTTACTGGGTGAAGCAAAGATAACATTATGGAGGTTCTTAATGTTAACACCAGTAGAAAAGGTTCCATAAGATGCAACAATAATTGCGTTGTTTTCTCTTTCTGTGATTTCTCTCACCAACTCTCTTTCTTCGGCATCCACTCCGCCATGTATAAAAAATACTTTGCGGTCACCTTGTCTAGATGTATTTATGAGTTCATGAAGTATTGCTCCATGAGTTTCTACTCGACTATAAAGAACTAAAGTGTTTCCTTTTAAATCTAAAGAAAGATTTGTAATAAATTTATTTCTTTGTTCATGACCAATTAAATATTGGATTTCATCTTCATAGGTTTCAAATTTTTGTGGTAAATGCTTAAGAACAAGACACTGAATATTCAGTTCAGAAATATATCCTTGTTCCATCAACTCTATTGTTCTTGTAACTTTATATGAAGGTCCAAATACACCTTCCAAAACCCATTTATGAGTTTGAGTTCCATCTAAAGTTCCAGTAAACCCAAAACGATATTTTGCATGATGAAGTTTGGTCATGATTTCAATCAACGATTTGCTCTTGAATAAATGAGCTTCATCACCTATAATAACTCCATAATCTTCAAAAAATGAACGTTCTAGTTTATATACTGATTGCCATGTTGTAATAGTAACGGGATGCTCATTTGTTTTTTCTCTTCCAGAATAAATGCGGTGACAATATGATTCAACATCCCAACCATAATCCCCAAAATCCTTGTACATTTGCTCTACAAGAGATGTCGTTGGAACAACTAAAAGAATTTTTTGCCCTCTCTCAACATAATATCTTGCAAGAGAATAAATCATCAGAGATTTGCCACTCGCAGTGGGGCTTATCAATAATTTTCTATTGTGTTTTAAAGCATCGTATACTCCCTCAATTTGATAATTTCTAGGAGAATGAGAACATATAGACTTCATATAGTCTTTTACACCCTCAAATGATATCATATCATTTATTTCAAAGGGTTGACCATAAAATTTATTTTCTTTAAACTTATACGTATAATTATGAAGAGTGAGTTTATCAATTATTTTATCTAATAACCCAACGTAAATCTCTCCAGTATGAGTGCTTAACAGACGAATCTTTCCATCCCAGTGTCTACTTCTATACTGGGACATAAATTTTGCAGACTCAACTTCAAATGTAAAGTATGGTTGAAGTTCATATAAAATATGTGGATCACAATGAAGTTTTAGATGCACTTCATTTTTCTTTTCAATAATTACGTCACTCATAGTAATCATAATACTATGAGTATTTATTTAACCTAGTCCTGCATTAAATCTCATAAACTCAATAGCATTTTTAATTTGATACGTTCTGTTTGCGATCATTTTGAGAATGCTATCGATATACGTGAGCATTGTTTCGTAGTACTCGACCTTTAAAGAAATTTGTGATAATTTTTCATCTGAATCCAAATATCCTTGAAGTGTTTCTTTGTCCCTCACTTTTTTGGGAAAGGGGTTTTCTATATAAACATCTGGGTCTGCTTTACCGGTGAAATATTCATATCTTTGATGTCTAATACCTTTCCTTTGTTGTTCTGCTCGTTTCTTTAATAAAAAAATTGTATTATATATTTCAAAATATTTTGAATGAAGAACGGGAATGTTTAATGATTCTGTATGTAGATTGTCTGTATCAATTTTAGAATCTTGCTCCCACATTCTTTGAATTACGTCAAGGTCTATACTCATAAAGGATTACCACCAAGATCTACTATATTGTAGATAGTATACTTGAAACTCACGTCTGCTGTAAAGTACTGAACATCTGTTGCTGTTGCATCAAATGATAAAGTTCCTAATGAGTATGGGAATAAATCTTTAAAGGCAACTTGAAAATTTGGAATTGATGAACTTGTTAAAACCTGAAGAGTACCATCAGAAAAAAGACCTAATTGTCTTTGTGAGTCAAGTTTTGGATTTATATTTCCAGTTTTTTGAAATGTATAAATTTCTTGTAAACTTTCTGGGTATCCAAGTCCACGCATCCAATTTTGAATTTCTAGATAATTTTTTAAGTCTTCATCTACAAGAAATCTTAAAGTAAGATCTCCAAAAATTAACTTGTCACCTGGAAGTTCAATGTCTTTCAAATATGTTGGTTGAACTGCAATTCCAAGAGTTATATCTGGAATGTTTGCAGAGTTGCAAAAAAATGCAACTTTAGGAGTTCTTTTGAGAGAAAATTTAAATCCTGTAGGAGATAAAAAATTTCTATTCTCTGGTTGACCAATTGGCATTACCTATATCCTCATTTGTTGATAATGGTATTATACCATTCTTCACTCATACCATTAATAATTAAATCTGCTGATTTGTTGTCCTGAGCATAACCTTCTTCGATCAAGTGCTCAACAACAAAATTATATCTCTCAACTGCTTCTTTTGTTTGTCTTGGTGTTGGTTTCATTTTAATTATGATATTCTTATTTTTATTTAGATAAAAAAAGACCCCCCGAAGGAGGTCTTGTATAATCTTGTGAGAAAAAACTCACATAAGATTTTTGACCGCAACTCTGCGATAGTAACGGTTTTGGTTAACATTGAGACCACCAAGACCTTGACTGGTTCCCTCAGCGAATGGGTTTGCAACCATTCCATAGCGGGTCTTAAATCCAATTTTGGGTTGGAAGTTGTTCTCACCAACGGCACGAACCATTTGGAGAGGAACATAAGGACAATAGAAGAGTCCAGCATCATAAGGGGAAGTACCCTTATAACCAACGACATAATACTGATTACCTGGAGTTCCGTTAGCAGAAGTTAGGTTAGCAGCATATGGGTCAATGTAGACCTTAAATTTGCCCATCAATGTACCAGCAAAAGTATTGCCAGTATCATCAACGTTCAGATTGCTGTTAAGAGCAGGGGTGTAATCAAGAACACCCGCCATTGTGAGTGCTGAAGCTACGTCAGCAGAGCAAAGGATAACATTGCCCTTTCCTCTACGAGTTCTTTGTGCGATTGCGTTAGCATCACGCTCGATTTGGAACAGAAGACCCTTGAACTTCTCAACTGACCAACGACCGTTGGAGTCAATATCCAAGTCAAAGATGCCAGGTGTAGCAGTGTTTTGTACTGCACCTTGTTCAGCAACCTTATAGACGGTTCTGATAACTTCACGGTTGATTTCGGCAAGAATCTCGGTTGAGAGAATGTTTGCCAATTCTGCTTCAGCATTCAGACCGTGAATGGCCTTAATGTCTTGAGCAAGTTCTAATGAATACTCAGCCTTGAGTGCTCTAGACTTCGCAGTAACAGTAACTTTCTCGATTGAGAAAGCCATCTGGTTGAATGCATCAGTACCAGTGCCCTCAAGACCTTCAGCAGAATCGGTGCGTAGACCTTGACCTACATTGTATGCAGTAGAATTAGCACTACCAACAGGGTTAAGAACTGAAGGATTAACACCACCTTGGGCAGTAGTACCCATACCAGCAACACCGCTAGTAAATCCATTCACATCATCGCGACCGGCAGGTTGACC